GCTGCTATTTTTTGCGTTTGTACGGCTTCGATTCTACGATTTCCACAGCAACAACCATATTGTCGATTCTGGCATCCATGCAAGGGAGCTCATAGTGTTGCGTGCTGTTAAGCTCCTCTGATTTTAAATCAAAGTGCAAAATCCTCCTGGTTGGGTCAATTTCCATGTTGCACTCGTTTTCCACAAATGCACTAATATCTCTCGGGGTCAACTGGTCTGGGTAAAACGCCAAAACATTCTTCCCAAACTGATTTCCAATCACCGCAAAAGAAATGTATCCTTTGTACGGTCCGCACTGCAAAGTCACCCGGACGGTCTGCTCCCAATCCTGGAGGTTGGATATGTTGTTGTAAAATTTCATAACCACTCCTCCGTTATTCCTCAAGCAATCCAGATTCTGATTTGTCGTCAGAAGGATTTAGCATGCTGCGGATAAGCCTATCGTTTTCCGCCTGTAATTTTTCGAGCCTGTCCGCCGCCTCATCCAGCAGCGCCCTCTTGCTCCGGCTGGGTGTTGAGCGCAGAGCTTTGATGATTTCTTGGGTTTTCATCGAGATTCCTCCTCAAACACATTCTGGCAAATGGTACTATCAGCAAACATCCCAGCTAACAAAGGGATTGTACACTCATCGGCAAATTCGCACCAAAAAGAGCACGCATCCTTTACGCAATATCCACCACTTCCTGACGGAAATAAAAACGGGCACAACTTTTCTTTGTTTTCCATCATTCTTCCTCCCTCCGCTCGAAGTCGCTACAAAAATCCTGCCTTGTTCTGTAATACCCAGTGTTCACACACTGATTATCCTTAAAAACCCCATAGGCGGCACACTCCTCACACCTTCCAATCGGCGGGGCAGGGCGGGCGTTCCATGATTTTAGTGCATCTTCTTCACTTTCGCTCCACATGGGTAATCCAGCTATTAAATTGCACATATCTTTTACATTGCTGCAAGCAACATGATACGATTCTCTGCCTGTTATATCCTGTTGCATCGTTGCTTTACCACCGCAAAACGGACACGGCAGCGCAATCCCTTTTGCCGTGCATTCTTCCTGAGCCTGTTTGTTACCCATTAGAGCTTTTCTGACCAAGTTGCCCATCTGTCTTCCTCCTTATGATTGTTTGAATTTCTCCCTTTGTATTTCTTTCCGAAACATACTTTCCTGTACTGCTTGACTGTACTGCAATTAGAACAATTATTTTTATTTTTGCAAAACCAACAACCGTCTTGTCCCCACCAGAACCATTTCGGCATTGTTGGAGGTTTCCTGTATTTCATCTTACTCATGGTTCACCCTATCTTCTTCATAATTCCATAAAAGATAATCAGTCCAGCAATGTCTAATTCTGAATAACGACTAGGGAATCCACCACATTTTTTGATTGATTCTAGTATCTTTAAGTATTGTTTTTCAAGGTCGTAGTACATAATCAGTCATCCTCCAAATCTATTTTTGCACCACAGTGGGGGCAAAAACTGGATAACACTTCTGTGCCCGTAGATTTGCTCATTAAGGCATCTTCTAAGCAAACAGAACAATAATGCCACAGTGTTCTACTATACCTCATCCACTTTCCATGCACCACCGGCGCAACATCGGCAGCAGGCAAAAGTGATAGCATTTCTTCAATTTCCTCCGAAGTGTAATCATCAGACGTTAAAGCAACCGTGCCTCCGTCTGAACCATCATTTTCAGGGTCTATTGAATAAAATAAATCAATCGCTTCTTTAAGCTCAATGTATTCTGGCATTATTTCCCCTCCCTATCCGCTTCTACCAGTTCTTTCAGGTGTTCGAGGTCGTAGTCATCGCCAAGGATGTTTTCGATTTCTTGAAGCCTATAAACGGCATCGTATGCCTTACCTAATACATCCCATAGCGTTTCAGAGGTTGTGATTCTTTCCATGCTTATTTTCCCTCCATCCAATCATCTTTCCACAGGTCCATCCCTGTGTATTCTTCAAACCATGCTGCTACGGTATCAAACCACAGCTCATCTTTGGCTGCCTCCTCCGCAAAATCGTTAAGGAGCTGGATCAACTCAACCAGGCGCTTGGCTCCAAAGCCATAATTGTCATGCAGCACCTTGAACACCATTGCAAAGTTGCGCCGGATGATGTTATCTGCCTCTTTCTTCATCATCTGCTGCCCGGCTTTGGTGCGCAGATAGGCTTGCTGCCGATGGTAGATATTTCCCATTGATTTCATAGTGTTTCCTTCCTCTCGCAAACCTCATAGCACCGGCACACTTCTTTTTTGGCATAGCTTTTGATGTCCGCTTCCAGCTTTTGGGATTCTCTTTTTGGAAACTCCGTTTGGTATCTGAGGTTGGTATGTACGATTGTCCTTGTAATCTGCGGCACAGCCATCACCAGCACATCCAGATTGCAGCCTTTCCAGATTACCTTGTCGATGATTGCATTGATTACGATTTTGAGCTCTCGCTTGATTTTGCGCTCCAACCAAAGTCTCTTCTGCTCGATGTCCTCTTTGTATGTGTACGGAATTTTGCCTTCCACAACACCCGCTCCCTCTGTTTCTATTCCCACGCTTCCCACACTCCTTTTTCATTGTGATACCCCAACATCCCAAGTTCCCGAAATTCTTTCAGCTTGATGTTTGCTTCGTCTATCGGGCAGTTTTTCATTTCTGCAACCAACTTTACGAGCTTGTGCCAGCTTTGATTTGGGTTTTCTCGAATACACAAAGATACTAATGCGCGGGTGGCTCCTCCGAAATCCATGTTCCAGTATCCGATTTCTTGCCCTGACTCCGTCTGTTCGTCGTACCCTTTTTTTGTGATTTGTATGTTTTCTTTTCTAAAGTCCAGTAAACTGCCTTTATGCTCAACGTACCTCGTTTGGACTTTGGTTAGATAATACTCCAGCGTTGGCGTATTCCCGTCCTTTCTTCTGGCAAGCACTTCTCCATTGACATTGATTAAGACCTCCTGCAACTGTTGTATTTTTTCCATGTCCTCCTCTGACACTAATACTTCGCTGATTTCGAAGTTCTCCATCGGATTTACTGTAAAAACAGTCCTGTACGGTGGTTCCCCTCTTACCTCTGAAACGGGGTTTATCAACTCACCGCAACAGGCGCCTTTTCCTGCCGCCACAAACTGTCCGTACATTCGTCGAGCAACTCTAATCCTCACTTGTACTCCTTCCCCGATTTGTCATGCCGAATTTCAATCCGGCGAATCAACGAAAAACCTGCGGCGGAAAGCATCAGCTTTACCGCCTTAATGAGTTTTTCCGCCTGTCTGTCACAGTGTTCCTTCTCGCTGTCTGCGTCTTTTATTGCAAGAAATGCTGTGGTGTCTTTATAACCGCTTGCATTGTAAAGCGGATTTTTCCTGCTGTTCATCTCATCACCCCAGTTTCTGTTCCATTACACTCAAGAGCTTTCTGACGGCTCCCCTGACTTTATCCGCAGTTGGAGTTTCCATCTTTGCAATCAGCTGGTTGATCTGGTTGTAGCTATCCTGGAAAGACTTGAACTTCTCATCAAAGACAATCAGTTCTTTGCTTTGTTCACTATTCGCCTTACTCTGGAGCTGCCTGTTCTTTTCCTCGGCTTCTGTCGCCTTCTGCTCGGCTTTTTCTTTTTCAGCTCTTAGTTTCTCGATTTCCTGTGCAAAACGTCTCTCTGCCTGTTTCTCGGCTTCTGCCTGCAATTCTCCAATGACCTGCTGGTCCACTTCTGGCTTTTGGTTTTCCAGCTCCTCCATTTTCCGCTGAAGCTCCTGAGCCTTTTTCTCACTTTCCTTCTGCTTTTCTTCCGCAGCCTTCTTTTCCGCTTCCAATCTCTTTGCTGCATCAATTTTAAGTTGCAGCGATTTTTCGTATCCGGCATTTCGGTTTACGCTTTCGTTAAGCTTATCCTGCATCCTCTGCCGCTCACTGATAGCAATATCAAGCTGGGAAGCACTTTCGGTGGCTTGCCGTTCCTTTTCTTCCAGCAGATGTTTCAGCTGCTGTTGCTGCTGTTTAAGCTCCTTGTTTTCCTGCAAGGCTTCTTTCAGGTCCCGGGTGGACATACTCTCTACATCGTGCTCTGATACAAACTCCTCTCGCTCCTCTGGTGGAAGCACGGTAAGTGCAAGGGCTTTGGAAACATCCAGATTCATAATCGTCTGTGAATTTGTCAGCGTGGTAAACAGGCTCCCCTGGTCGTTCCCGTACTCCTTGTAAAGCCGCATGAAGTTGTTTGCAGTGGACTGGCTGTAGTTCACATTCACCTTCAGCCAGTTTCCCCACTCTCCATGTGGAACAAGGTCTTTTGCCTCCAGCAGGCGCTCCCCGATTTCGATAGCGCAGCTTACTGCTGTGATTTTTGCCTGTCGGTCAAAGGTTACAATCTCCACCGCAAGCTGTTCCAAGCGTCCTTTTGCTTCGATTTCTTCAAAGCTCATATTTTCGATTTCGTACATTTTCATATCCTCCTATGCTGCATTTACTTTAATACGCTCTTTTTTCTTTTTCTTCGGATTTACCACTTTACTCATCCATTGCTCAACGAACTTCTCAACTTCTTTTTGCATTTTATAGCCGTTCTCTATATCGTTTCGATAGCCGCGGCACTGAACCAACCTGTCATTTTTTCCAAGTTCCAAGGTGTAATAAGGGGTATCTGGCTCCGATTTCTTTCGGATGCAAAACAGTTTGCACCTTCCTTCGGCATAAGACGAGGCGTACCCTGCCACACAATGCTTCAATTTTGTCCCTTCTGCTACCAGCTCTTTTAGCGTTGCAATCGGTCGGATAAGGAAACCGTCCTGTTCCCATGCGTATTTCTGGGCTTCTTTTGCCCTTTTTTGGATTCCCTCCCGAGTGATTTCCTGCTCCTTTTCTTTCGCTAAAACGGCGGTTTCTTCATGAGCAGTCCCTAAATCCTTGGGTCTGAGGATTCTGTCCTCCTTCATGTCGTATCCGAGTTTTTGACAATCTCTCAGGTAGTCCAGCCAATCCCCCAAAATCATATCAGCCCGTCTATCCTCTGGAACCTCTGGTCGCAGCTTCTCCTGCTTTTCCAGATAGTTTTCAATCTTTTGGAGGGAAAGGTATCTCGCAAGCTCCGGGAGCCGCATATGATAGCCAGATTTTTGATAGAGCCGGCAGAAAACATCGACATCTGCATTTTTTTGATTTTCTGTGATTTTTCGATATGTCTCAACCTCTCCCCAGCTTGGGTTGGTTTTGAGGATTGCCTTTAGCGGCTGCCCGGATAATCCGAACATCTCCGCAGGTGTTTCCCCTTCTGGGATTTTGTGCCCGTACCGGCTCACGCTTTCCTCCAGCATCCGGTATAATCCCATCTTTGCCATATACTCCACTTGCAGTGGTGTCCTCCAGCAAGCGTCAATCAGCAGGCAGGCATCCTCTTTTATGTGCGCCGCTATGTCTTCCAGTGGGATGTACCTCAATCTGGAATCCTTTTGTCGAACTGTGTTAAGACTTTTCGGGTAAATCTTGCAAGGCATCGAAAACCTTTCATCCACCTTGCAAAATCGCATCTCACCAGTCTGGAAGAAATTCTTCCACTCATAGAAGCCGGTGTAGCAGCTCTTCTGTGTACTGTAAAAATACCGCCCGATTTCCTTGTGATAATACTGACTGCTGTCCTTGCCTCCGCGCCCGTCCATCACTGAAACAACATCAAAATACCGGGCACACCAACCATCCTTTGTGGGCTGGATATAAACAAAGTGACTTTGGTCCTGCATTCGTGCTATCTTGTCCCTGTATTTTCCGTTTGCAATGAGGGTGACTTCGCTGTGACAATGAGGGCAGATCGCCGTTCCTTTGTGCTTGGTACCTTGAATATCCACCATCTGATTGCAGTAGGAGCAAAATCCTTTCTGGATTTTCTTTCCTTTCTGGTAGTTATAAAAGATATAGCGATACGGCTTCATCACCTCGTCCTTTACCCAGTCCAGCACCTTCTGCGGGAGTGGGTGTATCTCCTTCATCACCTCGTCCACCATCTTTTTTGTTCTGTCTCGGCGGCGGTTTAATTCGGTTTTTCTCACCGCTTCCTGATACCTTTCCAGGATGGTGACTCCATCATCCCCTATTCCTTCAAAAGGGAATGGAGCATTATTTTTGCACCATGCCCTTACCAAATTTGTGTCCTCCGGCATCATGTGATACCATCCAGACCAGTCCAGTGCATTTGTTATTGTTGCATCACTCGGTTTTTCCCTACCTGGGAACTGAGAAAATAGCTCATCCGGTTTTTGAAATGTCCGATAAATCGGAATTCCTGAGCTGCTGTATGCAGTAAAAATCAGTGTATCCCCCTCTGTTCTTGCTCCTGCTATGTAGTTTCTACCTTTGCGGTGATAGCCACAAAACGTTTTTTCGCTATACTCTGGTACTTCTATTGCCGGCGCCGGATCGTAAGGGAGCGCCATCCATTCCCGCTTTTCTGCCAAACGCATACTGCCTGCCTCCTACAACAAATCTTCCAAGGAAAAACTAAGCCCTGTTACTTCTTCCTGCTGTTCCTCCTGCGGCTCTTCAGAAGCAGCCTCAGAAGCACCAGCTTCAGCTTTGCTGATTCCGTAAAACTCGCAAACCAGTTTTTCGGAGAGCGCATCGTCCATCTCAAAAAATCCGCCCTTCTGGTGGTTTCTGGCGTAATCTCGAATCTTCTTTGCACAATCCGAAAGAGCCATCCCCTTCTTTGCAAGGTCCTGCTCTACAATCTCGGATGCTCCCTCATTTCCCTTGCACAGTTCCAGCAGTTCCATGCCGATGCAGTGTTCCAAACTGCCTTTTTGATACTGTTCCATCTGCTTGTTTAACTGCTCCATTGTCATTGTGATTCCTCCAATATTCTGAAACGTCTGTGATTTTGAATGATGTTTTATCAGGATAGCCGGCTCCATTTCCTGATTTTGTTTCTCTTGCGGTGGACAAAGGGATTTCATCCACTCCATCCAGCGCCTTGTCTGCCATACCTGAGAGAAGTACATCGGTGTGCACCAAACACATTCCTTTGCTTCATCTCCCTGCACAAGCGGCTCTGACAGCGCGTTTCCTATTTTCACATACCCTGGGCAACCTAATAAAGATAACTGGATATAGCACATATAAGCCGCTATCGGGTCGATGTCCTGCGCTACAAACATCACGCACTGCTGGTAGTTGATTTTCTTTTTCCGGCACACATTGGCAAATGCAACCAGCATTGCTCCGGCACCACAACAGCAGTCCCCGACGGATATCCAGCCTTTTTCCTCGATGTTCTTTACCTGCGCATCCATATTCATTTCTGCCATGAGGTGGCAAACATTGTATGGAGTGAAGAACTGCCCTTTCCAGTGGTTTCCAAGTTCCAGCTGCATGAACATCTTCCCGAGGAAATCCTGATCTGGGTTGCGCTCTAACTCCATCACTGTTTCAGCAAACAAAATCGGAAAAACTTGTTGCTCCTCTTTGGTATATCGTTTGATGGTATCCAGATAGAGATTCTCCCTCGCTTCAAAGTGCCGCTTGTCCACCGCGTTGGCTATGGAGATGGCTGCCATCGTGCAGAAATCGCTCCATACTTCCCATGCCTGGTGTCGGTAGAGGAGTTTTTTAAACTCCCCCATAAAGCCCGCTGACCTCTTTTCCAGCTGTTGCTGCTGTCGCTTAGACATTTTTATCATCCTTTTCCAAAACAGCTCCGCACAGTTTCGGGTCATTTAGGCATGGCTTTTTGCATCGTGCGCTGTTCGTGCAGTCTTTGTACCCGCAGTCCGCACAGCAAAATCTTCCTCTTCTACGGTCACAATAAAAAATTTTACATTGTCTTTTTTTCGCTTTCATAGTGCCCTCCATAGGTGACATACTGCTGCAATGCCTCAAAGTCGATTGACGACGAACATGGCTCTTCTTTTTTTCTTGTACGTTGTCCGTTGGATTCCGAGCGTATGTTTTGTCGGAACTGTTCCGGTGTCGCAATACCTTCCCGGAGACAATTATCTAATACCGTCTGCACATAACGCCAGCTTTTCGCGCCCGACAATGCTGAATACTCAATAACTGCCCTCATCAGCTCGGGAGTTACTTGTTTTTCTTCCAAATAACCACCAACTTCTCTCTTCACTGCTGCTGTTGCCGGAGTTATGTTTTGCTCAAAACAGCGTATCATTTCTTCACGCGCGCGCGTAACAACAACAACAACATTTTCTTTACTTTTCTTTATGTCATAATTCTCGGAATAACTAGGGTTTTTCTCGGAATAACGGGGGTTTTTCTCGGAATTATTTAAAATAG